TCAAGATTAGTGTTGGTTGTAGTTCCCCAAGTACCAGAACCATCGCCAGTACCTAGCTCATTAAGTCTTAAATCATTTACATAGGTGCTTGCCATTTTTCTGTCTTCCTTACGCTGCTATGTCTGTCCAGTTAGGTGTTTGTGAAGGGACAATCGGTCTATACACTCTTTCATCTCCAACTGAACCTCTTGCCGATACTCCTGTTACAGAAAATCCTAAAGATAGAATAGGTGCGCTTGTTCCCGTCCCCACAGCCCCCGTTGCCGCAACGCCTGTAACTGAAAAACCAACTCCAGCCTGTATTGACTCATTGCCCAAAGATGTGGTTCCAGCAGACCCTGTAACAGCAAATGCCGCTGTTCCTGTCACTGTAACAGACCCCACAGCTCCTGTGCCAGAAACTCCAGTTACAGCAAACTCTTGTACGTTTTGCGCTATAACCGAGCCTAAAGCCGTGGTTCCAACAACCCCAGTTGGAGAAACAGGAACTGGTTGTCCCCACGGACCTTCACCCCAAGTGCCTCTTCCCCATCCTGTTAAAGACATAGGCTACCTCATCAGGCTATTCGTATAATCGCGTTACTCGCATCTGCTGTAGGAAACTGNATAGTGAAAGTTCCTGAAGTAGATGTTTTGTTAGAGCTAAAGTCTAACACAGCCACAGCTTTGTTGCTGTTTGTGCTGTTGTAGATCAACGCACCCATCGCAGTGATTGTAGCTGTAGTAAAACTAAGATCAGCAAAATCTGTAAGAGCCGTTGTGCCAGAAGTGGTTGGAGCAACTTTAGTAAGTGTGCCACCGCCTGTCGCGTATGTACCACTAGAAGCAATCTCACCTGTAGTGGTGAATGCAGTTGTTGTTGCGCCTAAAGTGGCAGTGGTGCTTGATTTGCCACCGCTTCCCTCTGCATAAAGAGCAAGCTTAAAAGCATTACCATTTGTTGCGAAATTGTGTGTGCCTAACATAAGCTCTTGCTTAAATGCAGTACACATTGCTTGTGCGATTGCCATTATAGTCTCCCAATAGCTTTTGCTAGTTCCAATTGACCAGCTTCACGAACCTTGTTGCATATACTAGCACGTTCTTCTTTTCTAGCCAACTCTATATAATATTGAGCCAAATTCCTAACTCGATCTCTAAAAGCCTCTGCTTGAAGCCTTATAGGATCTGGAGCTTCATCTGATATGTAAATGAGTTTAGTAGCCAACATATCTGCTATCTGATCATTAGATAATCCACCATTATCTGAAGATACTACGTTGACTGATCCGACTGATGCAACATTAAGATCAAACATGATCATGCCTCCCAAATATAATAGGTTCACTCTCAACAGGTTCAGGTGGATCAATACTGGATTGTTTAGTTATTAAAAGACTTCCATCCTTAACTGTCTGAACCAACGGATCCTCTAATCTATGATAACCATACAACTTTTCATTATCAGGAACATTGGTGTCTAATAGTCCTGATCTGTGTGCAACTTCAATCTTAATGCCTTTGGATATAGCTATAGCACACCAAAACTCTACACACGCTCTACCTGACTCTGCCATATTTACATTTTTGTATGTAAAATCTATGCCATACAAACAAATTTGTTTAGCTTTCTTCCATATGGCGTAAGCCATAGCATATGCTACGGTATTGTTGAAATAACAAACTCCTGCATATTTCACTACCTCTTCTAAGGGATACAACTCAATTTCTGGATAATCCGCATGTTGAATGCAAGAGTAAATTGGCGCTGTATTCTTGGCAAGAAATTCTCTCGCTACGCCTGTTTGTGAACCAGCATTTTCTGTGTGTATAAATCTAGTGACAGGATCCATCATAAATGTCCTATCGACATGTATGATAGCACCTATACAATTTATTCCCCAAATTTCATCAAATTCTTGTGAAGCGACTCTAGCTGCAATGTAATCTGAATAGCTGCCCCCCAACCCTACTATCGCTATTTTCATGTTTTATTTGCCCTTACCAATCCCTCACGATAAGCATCTGAGTTTTCAACTCCCCGTGCATAATTCTGCAATCTTTGCACAGATTCTGTATATCTAGCCATGTAAAGCTGTAACAGATCTGTTTCACCTTTCATAAAGGTGTAAGCTTCAATCAGACAAGCATACAACAGAGTATTCTTAGCATTTTCACTAATCCAAGTTGTCGTGGTGTCGGCAGACGTTGAAACAACAATTCCAGTAGCGCCACTGGTTGCACCTGTAACTGTTTCACCAACAGTAAAATCTCCAATAGGAACAGTGACTACAAACTCTGTAGCTGAAGTTAACGTATTTATAACTGTGGTTTCCCCGCTTGTGCCGCCTGTAATTGTCTCTGCATTTGCAAATACACCTGTTACATTATTAACAGTTAGAGTCACCTTGCTAGACGTAAGGCTGGCTGGCCTGTAATAGTAATGCAACTCTGTAGCAAAATTATCATTCGGAGTAGGAGCTAGAATAAAATTTTGATAATCATACAAAGCGTAATACTTAGGAACACCAGTGGTTGCTGGATTAGGTGTAAACTCCTGAAGAAAGTTAACGTCTTTCAACAATAAAAACTCTGTCAAGCTAGAGTTAGTCAAACTTAGGCTAAAAGATGCTAGATAATCGTTTGGCACCGCTAAAAATTTATTTCCTGAGGTCATGGTGCCTGACACATTTTTGCGAAAAAAATCTAAATCAACTTCTTTTAAAATACGTTCTTCCGCAGTTTTGATAAAATCTGGAAGATGAGAAACAAAAACTGTTTCAACATTATCTGTATAATCTTTTATTGATGTTTTTAATTGTGTGTATGTGTAACTCATGGTGTGTTCGCCTGTCCGCCCATGCCGCTATGAACCGTGCAATAGTAATACAGAGTAGGAGCGCCACTAGCTACTGTTATTTGAGTGTAAGCACCAGATGACCCAGGTGTGCCATTAGTTGTTACACCTGTGGTGTATTGAGATCCTCCACCGTGAGTGCCATTAGACGTTGTAGAAAATCTTAATGGATGTCCTGAATTACTGCTATCTGACTGATCAAATCTGTAAGTGCTGCCTTCAGTTAAGGTAACTGTAGCTTGCTGCACTCCATCAATATAATATTTATTACCGTAACCCGTGCTGACAACTGTAACTGTATAAGTTGCGGCTATGGTTGCTCCAGTGCCAGAAGCTGTTACATTGCCTAAGGTTATGGTTCCAGTGACCCCTGAAACTGTTGCGCTTGTTGGCGTGAATACATTACCACCAAAAGTAACTGTGCCTACTTGACCTTGAGCTTGTGGCACCTGCGCTTCAAACAGCAAAGTTTCTAAATTAAAAATAGGAAAACTAACTGTAACATCCACAAGCTCTGATCTATCTGGTCTTGGATCTCTTAAAGCTTGTGCGTCAACAGTTTTGCGTCTTACCTCTAGCTGTGGATGTTTAGGTTCATACTCATCTTTACCAACGAGTGATCCATTCCACTCTTTACGCATATCGCGCAATCTATATCTGAATCCAGATCTGTCAGATATACCATAAGCATTTTTTCCAACAGCAAACTTGCCCATTATCTAACTCTGTAAAATTGAAGATTAGGACTTACACTGAATGAAGCTCTATCACGATCCTCTGACTGCGCTCTAAAAAATTCCTCATCATACATGGCTTTTAACATAGTGACTCGATCTGGAGCTTTTTTTATTGCTATGTAATAAGCCAAACCAGCGGCCAAACAAGGGTAGAAGCGAAATGGAACATCTAACGTGTCAACAAAGGTGTCTGCGTCATCTATCCGCGTTAAAGCATCGTAATGAAGAACATCTGTGCTGTTTTCTGGAGTAGGCCATATTTTTATTACAGGCGTTACTTGCCTATCAATAAAGAACTGAGTGGGTCTGGATTGTGTAGATTTAGTAGGAATGTTTAAATATGTGTCTCTACTAATCTTGCTCATTGCCAAATCGTTATCACTTCTTCTAATAACCATTGACAATACATCAATCACATCAGCTCCCAAAGTGTAGCTAGATGTGCCTTGAGTCAAAGCCTGAGTTCTTTGAACAATGGTCCACTGATTTAAGCCTCTGTTCGCCCAATCAGCGAACATAAGATTAAGTGATCTTTTTGCGGTTTTTAAGTCATAACCAGTACGAACTTGTAGACCACAACGCTCAAAAGCTTCTTCAATGTAATCACTTACATCAAGCTCAAAATCAGTGGAACCAGATACAGCCATTATTTCTTAGCCTTACCGCCGCGCATCATTTTCTTTACGCCGCCACCACGCATCATGCCCATAGCCATGCGTTTACGAGGAGATACTGCTTTTGCAGCGCCACCACCCTTCATTTTTTTAGGGATTGTTGCACCGCCGCCACGCATTTTTTTGGCTTTTTTAGCAGCACCGCCACCCATCATTTTTTTGGGAATGGTGGATCCACCGCCACGCATTTTCTTAGCTTGCTTTTTTGCACCTACCATTTGCATATCTCCTATCTCGGCGGTTCAAAATTAAATTTATATAATCCTGTGGATCATAATTTTGATAGTATCCCATTTTTTCAAGCTTTTGACTAGCATCATCTAACTCTGAAAGTCTTTGTATAAAAACCATCGTAAAATTTGTTTGAAACGCAAGCAACCATACATCCATTCCATTTAACGCAAACCACTCATTCATTGCAACACAGGCCGCTTCCACCTCTTCATACTTCTGAGATGGCTCTCCCTCTGCACAAATTATGACTGAATATTTGTCATTAAAGTCTCTAGATTGTCTGGCTATTGTCCGCCACAAATCTTCTCTGTCAAGACAGTCAATCACCAACAGTTTATTGTCTACAAACGCTTTCTTAGCGTAAGGGCATGGAGCAAACCCAAAATCAGGATCTACAACACTAAGATCTTTCATTATCCAGTTTTCAACAATATCCTTTATTTCTTCCGTCTCTTTAATGACTTCACCCTTCTTGGCTTACCTGCTGGTTGTCCAATCCTTTTCTTTTGAGCGATACGACTTCGCTTTTCGGAAGCTGTCATTTCGCTGGCTGTTTTGGGGGTTTTAGAAGAAATCCTTTTGGTGGGGCGGCAATATGGAGTACCCCGTTTTTCACCCTTCCTACGCCCACATGCTTTCCCCGTGCGCTGATCTTTCCAGTCCTCTTTAAACCACCTCTTGAGCGCCAACCCACTTTTTGTTTTCCTTACTGCCATTTACAAACCCATCGCCCTTGCTACAGAAATCATAAGAATAACAAATAAACCAATAGAAATTATAATTACTCCACCCACTATAAATGCAAGTTTTATGTTTTCTTGCAACTCTTTATGACGTTTAGCAGCTTCTCTTCTAGCTGCGGCAGCGGCCTCCTTCGCCTCTTGTATACGCTTTGCTCTCTCTGCCACTATGGAAGCCCAAGTACCATGCCCAAATCTCATGTCCACCATACTGGCAATTTCTTGCATTTGTTCTTTAGCCAACTTCGCATCTATAATTTCTTGCGCTACTGACTTTATACCAAACTGATCTCCTACTCCTACACCAGACTTTTTGTTTCGCCTTTGCTGTACCTGTTTCTCACCTTCAAAGAGGTTGTCTATGTGACCAGCTATCTCCCCAACATCTTGCGCCGTACTAATGACACTTTTGATACCATCAACAGCCGATTTGAATAAAGCTATGCCAGCCAAAGCCGTTGATACGGGTTCCATTTAAACCTCTATGATTTTTGAGTAACTTTTCTTTTGTTACTCATAATAGCACCGCATCCTCTAGCAATATTAGGATTGCTAGATGGACGCTTTGCCTTGGTAACTGCCCCTCCACCATTCATTGTAACTGCACCGCCAAGAGCCTTTTTCTTGGCTTTCTTCTTTTTTTTGCCTCCAGTGCCATAATTAGCGGCACCTACCTTTCTACACTTAGCAATTGCGCCTGAGGCATAGGCGCTTGGAAAAACTCTGTAACGAGCCTTTACCTTGTGATAACAAGCGTCTTTAGGCATTTTTTCTGCTCCTTCGTAAAGACTCTTTGCCCTTCTTGAAAATATTTACCACCTCATTTTTGCCCATAACTTTAGCTCTTTGCTCACCAACAGTTAAGATTTGAATCTTCCTAGCAAAAGGCTTTTTAATCTTTTTAACTTTTGCAACAGTAGCTCTAGCGTCTGCTGGAGTTGCAAATTTAATTCTAACAGTGTCTTTCGGATTTTCATCCGTATATAATCTTCTACCACTACCCTTTGGCTTCTTTCCTGTGCCTACCTTTGGATCTTTTTTGCTTGGCGGTTTCGTAATTTGTTTACTCATCCGCGCTCTGTTCATAACCATTAGATAAACCTATTAGCTAACGCTGTAGCTACTATGAGAGCTGCGATCCCCCATAAGCGCATATCTAGCTTATCCAACTGACGTTGAATTTCAGCATAACGCTTATCACACGACTCCTCATGCTTTTCTAACTGACGCAAGACTTCTTCTGGGGTCATTAACACTTCCATCTTCTACGAGCCTGTCTTAAACGACTATTAGGGTTCTTAGCCGCCTTTGGAAACTTTTTCATCTGTCCAGCAGATCTAGCGCAAAATGATTTACGCCGTTTTGCTGCCTTACTACCAGGCTTAACCTTACCTGTGACGGCTGTTTTTAACTTACTGCCTGGGTTATCTCTTCTATATTTAGCAACACCAGCCTTAGTCATTCCCGCTCCAGACTTAGTGGAGCGGAAATATTTTTTTGTCTTAGGAGGTTGTTTATCCCTCTTACGAGCCATAGTTAGTAGCTCTTTTGCACTTGCATGATGATGGTATATGTATCAGCAGAGGAATGGCCTACAGTTGTGAACATAATGTCACCTGTAACACCAGAACTTGCTGGATTAGTCAAACCACCAAAACTGGTGTAATCGTGATGGCCGCTTTGATTTTCGCCTAATTCAATACAAAAATCATCCGTAGAAGCATCAAATAGTATTTTGACCTTCATGCCATTACACTGCCACCAAATTTTTTCTATGGTGGCTCTAGTGCAAGCCTGACCTACAGCGTTGTTAGATAAAGCAGAAACA